TTGGACTTTTGGCAGCCGATGGGTTTTACCTCAGGTTCAGTATCGTTTGAACCATTGCAAGATACTCGATATATGATTCGTGATTGGCTAAAAGTAAATCATACACGAAAGTATTTTGAATGGTATATAGCAAAGAAACCAAGTGGTCAACCTCATAAGCGAGATCATAAAAATCGATCATTGTCTTTTGCTTACGCTAAAATGAGAGTGCCAAAAGAATTGATTCGTTCTGAACACGCAAGAGGCATTTACTTCGCACCGTTGTATGATAGAACCTGCGAATTTCTCCGAGGCGAATGTAATGGCAAAGATATGAAAAAGTTGTTTAATACTGATATACAAAGCCTAAGTAATATATGGAAAGAGAAACACGCCAAGCCAAGAATTAAACAATTAGCAAAAAAAGGCCGAGTATCTTCCGAAACTCTTTTCTATGATGACCTTACCGTTTTATCATGGGAAGAAACAAAAGCTAAATATCTGCCTCAAGTAGGTCGATAACTAGCGTATAATATCCTTTCATGCGGTGCGTCCGAGACAGCCTACCCCCGTAGGTAGACAGGTTTGACTCCTGTTAACCGCTCCATCCATTGTAAGTAAGTGGTCACTAACATAGACCAAATACACACCAGATAGTGTTGTAAAAAAACAACAAAGTGGTTTACAAATCTATCAAATGGTGATATAATGGTTAAATAATAATGAATGAGGGTACTATGTCTTTTACTGCCGAACAAAAATCACAATTAGCAAAACTTCTGGCTACCGAAAACCTTATGGTTCAGCATCAGAAGCTTAGCACTGCTAAATTTGATCCTAAAAATCGTATTTTATATCTTCCTATCTGGCAAAATATGACAGGTCTAATTTATGATCTGTTGGTTGGCCATGAAGTTGGCCATGCTCTCTATACTCCTGCCGAAGGTTGGCATGATGCCGTCAGCGATACTGATAAAAACAAAAATTATAAAAACTTTTTAAATGTCGTTGAAGATGCTCGTATTGAGAAAAAAGTTAAACGCAAATATCCTGGTTTGAATACCAGCTTTAAACTGGCATATCAAGAATTAAATATGCGTGATTTTTTTGGCATTAAAGGCCGTGATGTAAACGAAATGCCGTTTATTGACCGCCTGAACCTTTTTAGCAAGTCACAATGGACTTCTACATGGATCCGTTTCACGGCTCAAGAAGAACTGCTTATCAAAGAAGTACAAGCTGCTGAAACTTGGGATGATGTGCTTCGTATCACAAACAAAATTTATCAGTATTCAAAAGATGAACAGCATGAAATGGCGCTTCAGTATTATGATGAAATAATGAAGCAAATGGCCGAAGATGGAGCTGGCGAATATGATGAAGAAGATTATGAAGGTGAAGATGTTGACTTTGACGATGACCAAGACGATGTAGATGGTAGCGGTGAAGGTGAAGCCGATGACGATAAATTTGAAGAAGGCGAAACAAAATCACAACGCAGCCAAGGAAGTGATGAGGAAAGGTCAGATACAGAAATGGAATCTGGCAAATCTATTCAACATGAAAAAGAATCACACCCTGGCAATAAAGATCAATTTGATCCTACTTGTGAAACGGATGAAAACTATCGCCGTAATGAAACACAATTGCTAGATGACAAGTGTAAAGAATTTGTTTATGTGGATATTCCTAAACCAAATTTACAAAACATTATTACACCTGCCAAGCGAGTGCAGGAGTTGATGACAAAATCATATAATAAGTTTGTGCGAGAAAAAGTTATTGAAGCAGGTAAAGGCACCGAACTACTCAATGAATTCAAACGCCGTAATGAACGGTATGTAAGTTTGCTTGCCAAAGAATTTGAAATGCGTAAAGCTGCCAAGTCCTTCAGTAAATCTAAACTGTCTGATACTGGTGATATTGATATCAATAAACTGTCAACATATAAATTTGATGACAATATTTTCCGTAAAGTGATGATGGTGCCAAAAGGTAAGAACCATGGTCTTGTATTATTGCTTGATCGCTCGGGTTCTATGTCAAAAAATATGCCTGGTTCTATTGAGCAAATTCTTGTGTTGGCAATGTTCTGCCGCAAAGTAAACATTCCATTTACTGTATATGGTTTTACAGAATCGGTGAATGTTCGTGGCATGGATCTTGGCCAAAAAACTACTGAATGGGGTGAAACAAGTAAAGAGTTTAAAGGTGAATATGTGTATACAGACAAACATCTTTCATTTTCGCAAAATGTTGGTGAAATGAAATTTGATAATGTTCATTTGCGTGAGTATCTTAATTCTAAAATGTCAAATGTTGAATTTACCGCAGCACTAAAGAATATGTGTCTGCTTATGAATTCTTACAAAGAGACCAGTTATCGCTGGGCACCAAGACCTGAATCTGAACAATTGAATAATACACCAATGATTCAGGCGATTGTTGCAAGTGCTGAGATTATGAAAGATTTTAAACGCAATCACAATTTGGATATTTGTAGCTTGGTTGTTGTGCATGATGGTGATGCTGACGGCTTGAATCATTTTTGGATTACCGGTGAAAAAATAAATCGTGAAACAAATACATTGGAAAAAAGTAAAACTATATCCTATTATGATAACAACCGTGTTTTTGTAATGCGTGATCGTCAAATTAAATTTGAAGCCAAACTTCATGCATATGAAGGCGGTTTTACTGAAAGTATACCGATCAACATTATGAAATGGTTTAACAAAACAACCGGTGCTCGTATTTTTGGTTTTTTTATTGTTGCTGGTCGTAATGAAGCAAAATACGCCATGAGAAATCGGTATATCAATAACGAAGGTAAATCATTTTGGCAGATTGAATCAGAAATTGGTGGTGATGCTGCAAACGATTACTACAAAAAATTATTGAAAGAGTTTAAAGATGAAAAGTTTGTGGTAAGTAAAACACCTGGTTATGAAAGTTTCTTCCTTATTTCTGGTGGTGAAGAATTGACCACAGATGATGAAAACGGTATTGAAGTAGAAGGCAAATTTTCTGCTCGTAAATTGGCATCGGCCTTTGCCAAATACAATAAAAAGCGGGCAGTAAATCGTGTGTTAGTATCTCAGTTTATCCAAGGTATTGCCGCATAAATTGTTGTTTATATGTTATAATTATTTTTCTTTGATAGGAGTTCTACATAATGTTTAGTCGTGCCGAAATGAAACAAAAGTTTGTTGATGCCCTTATTGCTACTGGCAAACAAACAATCAGTAAATCTGAAATTAAAGCTATTGCTACCAAGCTAGGTCTTAAATCAACCCAATTCTTCACTAAAGAAGAATCAAATAAAGTTGGTCGTGGTCAATATCTTGTGCCTGGCGCCAATGTAAATACGATGCCTGCTCTACAAGCACAAGTGATTCCTATGGTTAAACCTGTTGAAAAATCAAATCATCGTATCAGTAATGTTACGACCGACCTAGATGAAACAAATCTGGTGCCTACCACATACAAAAATTATGTGCCGTTTGGTAACTTTGAAGATGTATTATCAATTGTTTCATCAATGCGTTTCTTTCCTGTTTTTATTTCTGGTCATTCTGGTAACGGTAAGACCATGTCAATTGAACAAGCCTGCGCTAAGGCAAAACGCAAGTTTGTTTGCGTATCAATGACACCTGAAACTGATGAAAGTGATTTGCTTGGTAACTATGTGTTGATTGATGGCAATATGGAATGGCGTGATGGTCCTGTGACCACTGCTGCAAGGCAAGGCGCCGTTTTGTGTATTGATGAGATTGATTATGGTGCTCAAAATCTTTCCTCTTTGCAACGAGTGCTAGAAGGCAAACCGTTTATGCTAAAGAAGAAAGGCGAACTGATTTCACCTGCACCTGGCTTCACCGTGTTTGCTACTGCTAACACAAAAGGTAAAGGTTCAGATGATGGTCGTTATATGTTTACCAATGTTCTGAACGAAGCATTTCTTGAGCGTTTTCGTACCACAATGGAACAGGAGTTTCCGCCTGTAAAAACAGAGCGTAAAATTATTGAAAAAGAATTGGCAACTGTTGGTAAAGCTGACAATGATTTCGCCGAAAAACTTGTTACTTGGGCTGATGTAATTCGTAAAACATTCGCCGATGGCGGTTGCGATGAAGTGATTTCTACTCGGCGCCTTGTGCATATCGTTGAAACATACGGCATCTTTGGTGACAAGATGAAGGCAATTACTTTGTGTTTGAATCGCTTTGATGATGACACTAAGGCATCGTTTGTTGACCTGTATACCAAAGTTGATGCAGGTGCTTCTGCCGAAGAAATTCTGGCACCACAACCTGAACCTGTGGTCGAAGAAGCAAAACCTGAGGATGATTCAAATCAACCTTTCTAAAAATTGTAGTTCGGCACTTGGGCCTGTGGCAACACAGGCCTTTTTTTGTAACATTTGCCGTAATATAGCTTGACATGGTGGTTCATCCTATGATACAATACTATTATTGAGTGAACGGTCTCCACTCAATATCTTTACCTAGTGAGACCAATTTATGGAGTTATTTGTAATGAGCAAATCTGCTAAAGCCCGTGTCCTCGCCTATCTGTCAAAAGACAGCG